CGCATGACGAACATCATCGGGAATCACGTGGCCCTTGTCGAAAAGGGCCGCGCAGGTGCTGACGTGCTTGTCAGCGACTCACTACCCACGGAGATTTACTCCATGAAACACAAGCGTCGTCAAGTAGCGGTTGCAGTTCGCGCCGCTCTCAGCACGCACCTGCGCCCGCTGCTGGCGGCGGATGGTGCGATCCCCCAACTCAATGTCCTGATGCAGGGCTCCAAATCTCCGGAGCAGATCGCCAAGGACACCAAGACCCTCTTCCCCGACAAGGTCGACGAAGCAGCGCTGGCCAAGGTGCTGAAGCTAGCCGCCGATGAAGCGTCCGATCTTCCCGCCGATCCCGACAAGGCCGAAGACGAGGACGAAGAGGAAGAGGAAAAGGCCGCCCACGAAAAGAAGGAAGCCGCCGACAAGAAGGCCAAGGACAAGAAGGCCAAGGACGAAGAGGACGATGACGAGCGCAAGGAGCGCGAAGCCGAGGAAGCCAAGGCCAAGGACGAAGAGGACAAGAAGGCGGCCATGGATGCGGCCATCAAGCTCGCGACCGACAACGCCGTCAAGGCGGCCACGGCGAATGCCCAGGCCATCCGCAAGGCCGAGCGCGAAGTGCAGCCGCTGGTCGGCGAGATCGCCGCGATGGACTCGGCGGAAGCGGTGTATCGCTTCGCGCTGGATTCGGCCGGCATCGACAACAAGGACGTGCACCCTTCGGCGCTGCCCGCGCTGATCAAGATGGCGGTGCAGAACAAGAGCGCGGTCGCCCCGCGTCTCGCCGCCGATTCGGCCGCTGCGGATGATTTCCGCAAGCGCTTCCCCACCGCATCTCCGATCGCGAGGATCTGAACATGCCTTTCCAAACGGTTGTCAACACGACCCCCGCGCCGGCCGTGGCGGGTGATTTCGCCTCGGCTAACCCGAATGCCAGCGTGCTCGCTGGTCCCGGCACTTTTGTGGCCGGTACCGGCGGCGCCAATGTCGGCGTCTTCGGCTGGGCCGACGCCAACGGGCTGGTCACCAACGCCGGCAGCGGCGTGCCCACGGGCTTCATTCATCGAGACTTCAATGCGCTGATCGTGACGTGGTTGGCCGAAGCCTCCATGAACATCCCGGCCGGCCAGCCGGTGACGCTGATGTCAGCGGGAGATTTCTGGGCCAAGACCCTGACCGCGGCTTCGCTCGGGCAGAAGGTGTTCGCCAGCAATACCGATGGCACCATCAAGACCGGTACGGCGGGCGCCACCATCTCCGGTTACACCGAAACCAAGTGGTATGTGGGTTCGGTTGCCGCCATCAACGAACTCGTCAAGATCACGACCTGGAACTGACCCATGAATATCAACATCCAGCAGGAAACCCGCGAGCTGAAAGCCCGCGGCATCGAGCTGGGCGATTTCCGCGGCTATGTCGATCCGCGATTCGCCCACGACTTCCAACTCGCCATGGACGCGCAACCATCCATGGTGACCACCAGCAACGCAGGCATCCCCGCGTTCCTCGCCAACTACCTCGACCCGGAAGTGATCCGCATCCTGGTCTCCCCGATGAAAATCGCGGAGATCGTGGGTGAGGCCAAGAAGGGCGACTGGACCACGCTCACCGCGCAGTTCCAGGTGGTGGAATCGACCGGCGAGGTTTCGAGCTACGGCGACTACAGCAACAACGGCCAGAGCTCGGCGAACGTCAACTGGGTACCGCGCCAGTCCTACCACTTCCAGACCGTCACCCGCTGGGGCGAGCGCGAGATGGAAATTGCGGGCGAAGCGCGCGTCAACTTCGCGCAGAACCTCAACATCGCATCGGTGCTGACGATCAACAAGGCCGCCAACAAGATCGCCGCGTTCGGCGTGTCGGGCCTGGACAACTACGGGTTGCTGAATGACCCGAGCTTGCCAGCCGGCATCACGCCGAATGCCACCGGCACTGGCAGCGGCACGCTGTGGAGCACCAAGGACGGCGCGGCGATCTACGGCGACATCCAGTCGCTGTACACGCAACTGGTGAGCCAGCTCAACGGCTTGATCGATCGCGATGCCAAGATGACCTTGGCGCTGTCCCCGAATCGCGAGCCGGACCTGACCAAGACGAACCAGTACAACGTCAACGTCTACGACCAGCTCAAGAAGAACTTCCCCAACATGCGGATCATCTCCGCGGTGGAGTATTCGGGTGCCGGCACGGGTTCGACCGAACTGATGCAGTTGATCGTGGACGAGATCGACGGCCAGCGCACAGCGACCAGTTGCTTCACCGAGAAGCTGCGCGCGCACCCGGTGTTCATCGACCTGTCGAGCTTCAAGCAGAAGAAGTCGGCCGGTTCGTGGGGCACCGTGATCTTCCGCCCGATCGCGATCGCGAACATGTACGGCATCTAAGCCGTACGATCAAGCTGCATCCATGCCGCCGCTCACCGAGCGGCTTTTTTGTGCCCGCCCCCGTGGCGGGCACGCTCTTCCAAGGAGACTCCCCGTGCCCAACGTTACCGTAGGCTGCAAGCTCGTCAATGGCGTCATCCTCGCCCACCAAGGCAAGCGCGTCACGCTCGCCGGCGCGAAATCCTCGCGCATCATCGGCGGCTACGGCATGACCGAAGTGGACAAAGATTTCTTCGATGCCTGGTGCAAGGCGAATGCCGATTCGGCCCTGCTGTCAGGCAATCTCATCTTCGCGCAGGACAAACCTGCTTCGGCGGCCGCGAAGGCCGAAGAGCAGGCGGCGGTGAAGACCGGCTTCGAGCCGATCGACCCGAACACGCCCGTCCCCGGCGTGAAGCCCGAAGCCTACGAAGGCAAGCCCGAGGCGGCCTGACATGACCACTGGCGTCGTTGTTTTCGATCCCGCATTGTTCATTGCGCGGTTTCCAGAGTTCACCACCGTCAACGCGGATACGCTCACGGCGTACTTCAACGAATCGACGCTGGTGCTGGACAACTCCGACGCGAGCCCGGTGCAGCAGATCGAACAGCGCACGCCACTCCTGTGGTTGCTGACCGCGCACCTCGCGGCACTGTACTCGGGCGTCAATGGACAGACGCCCGCGCAGCTTGTCGGGCGCATCAACAACGCCAGCGAAGGGTCGGTTTCGGTCGCCACCGATTACGGCACGCAGCCCGCCACGGCTGCATGGTATCTACAGACCAAGTACGGAGCGGAATACTGGCAGATGACCGCCAGCATCCGCGCGATGCACTACGTGCCGGGCTTCGCGCAGGCGCACCCGTATCCGCTGCCGGGCTGGAGGCGCTGGTGAGCGCGGACGGCTTTCATGGTGGCGACAAGCTGCAGCAATACCTGGATCGCCTGCTTGCGCGTGTTTCGTCGGCGCAAGCGGTGCGCATCGGGTTTCTGGAAGGCGCGACCTATCCGGACGGCACGCCGGTGCCGATGGTCGCGGCCGTGCAGGAATTCGGCGGCTCCATGAATATCCCCGAGCGCACGCAAGACCTGCATTTCAAGATGAGCAAGTCCGGCGAAGTCGGCAACCGCTTCGTGAAAGCGGACAAATCCGGTTTCGTGCAGACCGTGACCATTCCCGCGCACACCGTGACCGTACCGGCGCGACCGTTCTTTCGGACTATGTTGGACACCAAGGCGCCGGACTGGGGCAAGCAGATCGGCAAGGTGCTCAAGGCGGCCGATTACGACGCCGGCACCACGCTGGGCCGCATGGGCGAACTGATCAAGGGCGAGTTGCAGGGATCGATCCGCGACCTCACCAGTCCGCCGCTGGCGGCTTCCACCGTGCGCGAGAAGGGATTCGACAAGCCGCTGATCGATACCGGCGTGATGCTCAACAGCGTCGACTACGAGGTCAAGGCCTGATGGACCTGTACAGCATCGTCTCGGGCGCGATCGGCGCGGTGAATCCGTTCGTATCGGCGCAGTACCTGCAGGCGACCGGCACAACCACGAACCCGGACGGCTCGCGCACGCCGTCCTACGCATCGCCGGTGCAGGTTTCCATCCAGATGCAGGAGTTGAGCTTCAAGGAGCTGCAGCAGGTCCAGAATCTCAACCTGCAGGGCATCGTGCGCACCGCGTACATGAAAGGCGCGGCGTACGGCGTCTACCGTGGCGCCGGCACCGGCGGTGACAAGATCGTGTTTCAGGGCCAGACATGGCTTGTGGTCGCGGTGCCGGAACAATGGGTAGACTGGTGCAAGGTGGTCATTCAGTTGCAGGTCAACCCGTGAGCGCGGCGATCTCCATCACGAACTCGCAATTGCAGACGGCGCTGCGTTCGTTCCTGCTCGGGTTGCTCGATACCGGCTGGCAGGTGATCGAAGGCCAAGACAACCGCGCGCCGATGCCGATCGGCAACTTCGTGGCCATGACATCCATGACGGCCGGCTACATCGCCACGCCCGAGGAATCGTACGTCGCTGGCGGTTCGAACCCCGGCACCGACAACGTGCGCACGTCCAGTCAGTGGCGGTGCCAACTTGATTTCTACGGCCCCAGCGCGCAGGACGCGGCAACCACGGTCAGCCGCGTCATCCGCACGACCTACGCCTGCGACCAATTCACAGCGTCTGGCATCGACATGCAGCCGCTGTACGCCGAGGAACCCAAGAACCTCACGATGATCAACGCCGAAAACCAGTACGAACCGCGGTGGTCATTCGATTTCGTGGCGCAATACAACCCCGTTGTGACGTTGCCGCAGGACTTCGCCATCGGGCTCACGGTTGTTCCTGCCGAAGTGGACGCCGTCTTTCCGCCGTAACGCCATTCCGTTTCACCCTCATGAGGCCGCCACTGGGCGGCTTTTTCGTTTCCGCAATCGGAGCACATCCCCATGGCAATCCCCGCCAGTCGCATTGCAAACGTTGTCCCGAGCGTCCTTTCTGCGGCCGGCTCGGCACTTGATCTCAACGGTCTGATCCTGTCCGAAAACGCCTCGATCCCGTCAGGTTCCATGCTGCCGTTTTCGACGGCGGCGGATGTCGGCGCGTTCTTCGGCCTGACCTCGACCGAATACAAGATGGCCCAGATTTACTTCGAGGGCCAGAACGGCGCCACCACCACCCCGGGCAAGCTGTACTTCGGGGCCTACAGCGAGAGCGCGACCAGCGCGTTCCTGCGCTCGGGCTCGCTTGCCGGCATGACCCTGACGCAGTTGCAGGCGCTCACCGGTACGCTGACCGTGACCATCGATGGCACGCCCAACACGTCCGCATCGATCAACCTCTCGGCGGCGACCAGCTTCACGTCCGCGGCCGCAACGATCGAAGCGGCGTTCACCAGCCCG